CAAGTGGATCAAAAAATTCTACTTCTACTCTATCAGTGACATTTAAATTATTAACATCAAATCCAACATTGGTAGTGGTGTCAATATCAGTTACAAAATCTGTTGTTAAGACTTCATTCTGCCATCTATCAACTGATCCATTTGAAATGTAATTGACTTCAGCGGTAGAAACATCACTTGAACCTACTAATCCTGGTACATTATTAGGATCAGAAGTTAATTTAAATGACTTTGTACCATTTTCAATACGAACAGATGGTGTTGGTAATACATTTGGATCTCGAAGGAAGAAAGTACCAACAACATCTCCTTGAACGTCTGAGATTAAACGAATATCTTTAACATAAGCAACAGCACCACTGGATTGACCAACCAGTTTCATATCTAATGTAATATACCCAAAGAAAGATCCTAAAGCTTCTTCTGCCAAAGATTTTGTATCTACATTCAAGACTGATGATGTTTGACTGTAAGTTGTAGGTAAAGAAACAGCTGCACCACCTGCAGGAACAATTGCATAAGGATTGAATGTATATGTTTCGGATGGATTGTTGAATACACCTTTTTTATGATTTGGAGTTGCAACTCTAAATCGAATTAAATTATCAGTCCCAACAGAACCAACAACAGTTTCTCCGATTTGGAATACACCATCTGAACCATCTTGACCATCTGAATTTTTAATTTCAATTAATTTTGGAACTACATCTACATCACCTCTTCCATCAAGGAACTGATAATATCTTGTTTTTGGTTTTAACGCAGATGCAAAAAATTCAGTATTTCTTGATCTCATAAATGTTTCATTACCCGATGAAACTAAAATATTTCTTATCGAAACATCTGTTGTGACTAAAGTATTTCTTGATACTGATGATATGTCTTCTCTTGTTGTACCACCTACTGTAAGTTGCCCAAGATTCTGTCGTGCTGCTTCAACTTCTGCTACTCGTGCCCTATCTGCTCTCGCCACTCTTCCAAAATCAATAGCTGTCCGACCTGAAATTCTTGCTAAAGTTCCCAAATCAATATTTTGATTAAATTGTACTTCACGATTTACAGTTCGACTAATATTGTTATCTTCTAACTGAATCGTTCTTGTGAAGATATCATTTGCAGGATCTAACTCAATGTCTCCTGTATATACTACAACGTGGAAGGGGTTAACATTCTCAACACCTGTTGCAAATGGTTGTTCAATCCAACCAATTTCATCATACTTTAAAGTGACAAATCGACCAGTTTTTTGTACATTTGAATCTAATAAAGCAAAATTCTCTGTATTGTCATTTACATCTGCTGGAGCAAGATCAATCTTCAATGAATTTCTTGATCGAATAGGCACTAACTCATTTCCTGTCGGATTTATTTCAGACTTAGATAAAGCTGAATTCATAAAGTTTGTATTCTTAAAATCATCAACAAAGAATCCAGTCTTAAAACGATTATTTCCTTGAGAATCCTGAATTTGTAAAGTTTTTGTGTCTAATTCTAATAATGAAAGTGAAGTTACATCTTCTAAATTTTTAACTCTTCGATCAATACCACCAATGTCTCTCATAGTGTATCTTCGATTATCAACTAATTTGAAGATAGCATCTTGGGGATTGTAAAGATATGCTGGTAGAGTTATTTGAGCAATCTCCAATAAGAAATTATTTTTCTTTGGTGGTTTTGGATATCTTGATGGTGTTCCTTTCTCAACTATGAATTGTTCTTTAGTATCTAAATATAGTTTATCAATTCTTGGTAAGTAATATTCATAATCAACAACTGATCCTTCTCCAACCTTTAAAAACTTATTTGAAGATCCTGTAAATGTTCTGGAGTCAAAATCAAATGGAGAGGAAGTGCTTGAACTAAAGACATCAACTCTTGGTCTGAAATCTAACATGTCTGATGTTCTGATACCAAAGATTTTTGGTACATCAGTTGCATATCTTTCGTCATCATAACTCAATACTGTAAATAAGTCACCAGAATCAGTGCTTGGTATTGAATAATAATCAAAAATTACAAGTAAAGGATTTGAAGGTTCTGCAACTCCACTATTTCTCACAATACTTGAATAATCATAAAATTCAGGATTTTGACCTTTATTTAATTTGTATGAATTAGTTAGATCTTTTTTATTTCCAATTGTGATTGTTTCAATGGTTGTCTGAATATTAGATTCATCAAATATTACTGTTTCACCAGTTACAAACTTTGAAGAATTTAAATATACAATCTCCAAACTATTTGCATCACCACCAGCATTCGTAGAAATAACTCTTGCAATAGCATTTGAACTTTTTCCCGATATATTTTCACCAACAACTGCGTTTGCTGATACTCCTGCAGACGCACTAAATTTAACTTTATCTAATGTAGGTGTAGTACCATCAACAGATTCATAAATTGCAATAACTTTTGCAACATCAGGATAATTTAAAGAAATTCTCTTATCTTGAACTCTTAATCCAAAGAAGTTGTTAAATGTTAATCCATCTGCGATGTTTGCTGTACCATCTCCCAACGCTGTGCTGATACCCGATGTTCTGTTACTTGATCCAGTTACATTTAACTTTTGACTTCTGTTATATACCTTTTTCTTACTCTTTATAAAATTTTTCTGAATAGTTGTGTTTACTACAACATCAGTCTGACTATTTGATAAATTAGTTATTGTAAAACTGGTTGCTCCAAGACTAAAAGTATCATCTGTAACTGCATTATTTAATCCATTACTTCTATGAACAGAGTATCTTTCTTCATCAAAGGTTGAAAATGAGACACTTGTGATTCCTGTAATATCAGATGTATTAACTACTAACACACCAGCACCAGTTGTAGATTCACCAGTGACTTGATGGTTTAATATTAAATTTGATCTATCTAAATCTACTGAAGATACATTTTCATCAGGTAAAGGAGCAATTAATCCATTACCTGCCTCAATTACAGGAGCAGCTAAAAATGCGTCTACAGATATTGGAGTAGATGATGATGGTAAAGTTCCAAAATAATTTGCAGTTGTAACACCTGAATTAATCGCTGCTAAAGTAATTTCTCTTCCAGTATCTGATATTTTTGTGACTCTATTAAAAACTACGTCTACGTATTCTGGACTAAAATATTCAATTATATCATTTACTTTTATACCTTTTAAACCACCATTGACCAAAGAAGCAGTAGCGATTCCTACTCCTGCATGTGTAGCAACATCAATCTTAAGAACTCCATTAGGTAATCTAAACCTTTCTAAAACTGAGTCTGCAGAAAAGTCTGGAAAATCAGTAACTCCTGTTTGTTTTACAGATTTAATACTGCTTGTATCAAAAACAGTTACAGTTCCAACACCAATTGATAAATCGGCACCATTGACTATAAGTGATTCTCCTGCTATGAAAGTTCCAGATGTTTGACGAAGTTGTATCGTGTCACTATTACTTATTCCAGCAACTGCGAAACCTGTTGCTCCACTATTTTTTCCTTCGATAAATGATGACTTTGGTATAGTTTCGTTACCATATTTTGCTGTATTTAAAATTAACTTCGTATATGTTTGTATATCATATAAGTGCAAATCCCAATTTGTTTTATCACCTTCATACGCTGCATCTGTTAAATTAAATCCATAAGCTCTTGCATCACCTATTTTAGATCCTCCATTTTTAACTTGATCGTATAATTCAACTGTTTCTCCATTTTTAGGGACACCATGTGCTCGATTAACTTTTAATTTATTTGGAGATGAAAATGGAACGGTGACATTTTTGATTTCTTCAGTATCTCTTGGTTTTTCAATGTCTATGATTGATGAAAATGGTTTATCTACCTCATAACCTCTAACATATGCCTTACCTGGTGATAGTTCAATACATGCTAAATCATCAGATGGTGTATTTCCTTGATCAGTTTTTTGATTGCTAAAATATATTCCATTTGTTCCGACTCTATCATTCAAAGAATTATGTAATGATGGAATAAAAGGTCTAACTGTATAATTACCTGACTCATCAAAAGTTCTTTCTGCAAGATAATCACGGATTTGATTATATCTTGTTTTTGATTTTATTTTTTTAATTTTTCCATTATCAACTCTTAATATTTCAACGAAATCAGTGTCCTCTAAATCTGTAAGTAGTTTTTTAGTTAATGTTAATGTAATTTTTAATCTATCTGCACCTGGCGCAGCGAAATTTGTAAATCCTTTTGCATTATCGAAAAGTGATGGATCATCTTTTGAACCTATGAATGATTCTGTGACTTGAAGTCCAACACGATATGATGGATTATTAGTGTAATAGTCTAAAATTAAAGTCTGCTGTGAAACTTTTACAAAATATCCTCTTATAAAAAATACACCATCTCCTAAGGACGCAGCAGAACCAACTGATGTTGCATTTTCAGATATTAAACTCGCAAAATCGGTATTTGCAGATATAGTTGTATTTCCATAAGTAATATTCTCATTACAAATTAATGCTTCACCATCTGAAAATACACTATTACTAAAATTATTACCACTATCAATATATTTGACATATATTGTGATATCATCAATTGGATCTGTAGATGGCAATGCGATTTTTTCTACAGTTGCACTTACGTTTGATATTTTTCCTGTTATTGTTTTCCCGACAAAATTCTCTAAGTATACTGATATATCAATTCCAAAATTAGTTGCATTTAACTTAACAGCATTATAGCGATTATCAAAAGTTATATTACCTGGTATTACAACAGACCCTTGTTTAAAAATATGACTACCAAAATCTTCAATTTGATTTTGTAAAATTGATTGTGAAGTTGTTAATTCTCTCGCTTGGACTGGAAATCCTGGATTAAATAATACCTTATAAAAGTTATTATTCGGATCAAAGTCATCATAATATGGACTTACATTTAAATTTGATTTTTGTGCCATTTTTTAAAATTCCAGTATAATTTTGATATCTTCCTTCTGGCGAGGATCTCTTGTAACTAATGAACGATTATCAATATAAATTAATTCACCTGTCTTTTTATTTATCTCTGGATCTGCAACTCCATTTGTGAAATTAACACCGAGATCTATGACTTTTGAATTGACAGTGGTTGTAATTCCACTAAAATTTTGAACACCCACGTTTAGAGGATTTACAGTTGAACCTGCTTCAAAATCAACAATTTTTGAAATTGTATCCACATCAACGTTATCAGTTTGATCTGTTCCATTACTAAAGTATAATGAACGATCTCTTGAGAATTTAACTACGTTTGTAGTTGAATCATATGAAATTAAATAACCTCTTGCTGTTCCAGTTGCAGTATTTTGTGTAATCTCAACACCAATTGTTGGTGTTGATGCTGGAGTTGAATCCAACTTAATCGCATGAGTTGATGTAAATGTAGAACCTGTGTAAGCACTATCACTACTAAATTGTTCAGGATTTTTTACAATTCCAACTTGAGAGAATTTAGTATCTGTTGGAAAATCTGGTGAAGAATCATCAAATCTTGCATAAACTAAAACTTTATCAGCACCTAACTCAGAATATAAATCAAATCCATGACCTCTTGATGGAGGTATGATTGGAATCAGTTTTGCTCTATCTACCGCATTAATTGTAGATGTTGCTTGAATTGGTTTTAAATTAACAATTCCATACGTATAATTTTTACCACCATTTGAAACTGTTGCATCAGTAATTTTACCATTTGCATTAACAGTTACACTTACCTTTCCCCCTGTTCCATCACCAAGTATATCTAAGGTATTTGTCCCCTCTTGATATGCCTGAGAAGAACTACTTCCAGAATCTTCAATGTATACTTTTTTGATTTGATTATTATTAACTCTTGAGTCTGCTGCTTCTCTTACATCTAATATTGATGAATCAGTTGAAGTTGGCCAATCATTTGGAAGCACTATAAACTCAGTTGAATCAAACTTGATGATGTCACTTGGTGATATTGTGAAAAGATACTTCCATAAGTATCCATCTCCACTTGTTCCACCTTGTGGTTCTAAATCTGTATGTATTGGTTCGTCAAGTGAGTTTTCACCCTTTGCTGTTTCAGTGCCTGGTGCACCTGTAGATCCATTATCAATACACACATAAACTCTGAAATCACTGTTTATGACATAATAATTTGTATCATATAAATTTGCTACTTGTGTATTGGGTGAAAGATTTGAAGAACTATAGTCATGTCGATACATATCATATTTTGTATTTCGAACCCATGAAACTTTTCTTATAACTCTTCTAACATTTGCTGCTGTTATTTTTTTACCAAATAATGCAGTATCTCGATTATGTGATCTATTCTGAAGATTATCAATTGGATTGAGCGGCCAATTGGCAGTATCAGTCCTTCCAAAACCTATACTTGCAGGAGATGGATTTACTAAACCTAAAAAAACATAATAATTATTAGAGGTGTCTAATAATGAATCTATGAAATTATTAGCGTTAAATATTCTAAATTGATCTGTGACTACGGCTGGCATATTTATAGTTTTTTAGATATTTATAACAGTTTAGATGATCTTCGGTAAAGCACCAGTTTGCCTTAGAGTGTAAGACCCACCTGATCTCTGTATTGTTGGGAAAGTAGATAATCCAGAATCAACAGTTAAACCTGTTACACCAATTGAAATAGGTGTTGAACTTCTATTTAGTGATGATAATTTACCAAATGATAAATTACCAATGTTATTACTATTGGTATTGATACCTGTGTTTATAGTTGCATCGGATGCAACCTTAAATCCTCCCTTACATACTATCGCACCATTTATTCCAGTATTACCTATTGATACTACTTGATAAACATTATCAAAAAATGTAGATCCAACACCTACAACAGATATTCCAGTTTCATTTAATGATGTTACACCATTACCAACTGTCGTATCATCTATCAGTATGTAATCACCGGCACCTAAACCAGTATAATTACCAACACCATCAGTTCTCTTTGTTCTGAATGTAATATTATTTCCAATTACAGAGATTTGAGTTATATCTGCAGAGAAACCAGTTACAGAAGTCACAGATGTAATTCCCTCAGACACAACTGCTGGTGGACGAACAAGAACTTGAGGAGCAATTGTATATCCTAAACCAGGATTTGTGATTGCAAATCCATCTATCACACCATTTGTTATGGTGACTGTTGCAGTTGCAGTAGTAGCAACTCCTACGGAACCATCTGATTGAATAAATGTTCCAACACCTACTGATGGTGATGCGATTGATATTGTTGGAGCAGATGTATATCCACTTCCTCCACTTGTGATTGTTAATCCAGAAACTGTTCCAGCAGTCGATACAGTTGCTGTTAATGTTGTAATTCCAACTAATGGTAAAGGTGCTCCCGAAATTATCTTCGCATCAAATCCATCTGCTGATGCAGTTCCCTCTACATCAAAGAATTTAGCATTATCCACATATATTGTGCTGGATGAAGTTGTAATATCAGATATAATTTTTGCTGTTGGGTAAATTTGAGGTTCAATTGAATCTCTGACTTTTGAAATATTTCTACCTTCAATTCTTGTATCACGCTTTTGTTTGATGAGATGTATACCTCTAAAGTTGTCAGAATCAATACCTTGCTCAGAATATAGATCTGTTTCAAATTTATCCTTCAGAGATAAGTCAAACACAGTTCTCTGATCTTGCGCTTTTGAGGTGCTGATTCCATCTGATTTAGTGAGTTGAACAAAATCACCAACTTCAACTAATGGATTTTGATTTGTGCTAATTATTGAATCAACACCATCTTGACCTTTATAGATGTAAATTGAGATATTATCATCCGCTGATGGTGCAGTTATGAATGAGATTGATGTTCCACCTTCAAATTGATAATTCACATCTGGTTGTTGGAGTACACCATTTACAAAAATCACCAATAAATTCTTAAGTATAATATCAGATCCTGCTTTCGCTTCAATACTTATGAGATCACCATTATAGAATAGTGGGAAATTCGTACGTGATCCATCCTGTAAACTTGAAATTGAATCAATATAATCTAATTCACCAAACTGCCAGAACGAGAAGTTATCTGAATATGTTTCAACAACTTCAATTTCAAATTGTGATAATGGTGCAGGTATTTTACCATCAGTGACTAAACCAACTGGAGTAAATTTATCACCTTTTTTGAAACTATATCCATTTCGACTTAATTCAAAGTTCTTGACAGAGAATAAAGTTGATCCAATACCAGTTGCTCCTGAGTTACCAACTTCAACACTTATCAAAGCACCGATTCCAGTGTCAGTGGTTGCACCAGTTCCAACTCTTGATACACCCACAATAGGCATATCATCATATGATGGACTTGGTGTGAATAGTTTTGGTTTTACATATCCAGTTCCTGCATGAGGTATGTTAAATGATAATGCACCACCAACACCAATCTCAGCAGTGATTGTTGCACCAGTTCCAGTAGTATCAGTGATTGTTGTAGCAACTGAAACACGATTATATCCTGATCCAAATGTTAAATCACCATACCACACTTTGACTGTTCCTCCACCAATATAAGTGTGAGGTATTGTGCTTGTTCCGACTTGTGTCTTAAATGTATTCGTAGATGATACTGAAACAACAGGGAATTGATTTCCAATTGTTCCATCAGGGAAGAGACCAGAACCAATTCCAACACCACCAGAAGTGCATGTAAATGCCAATCCTGCTAAGATGACTTGATCATCATCACCATTTACTGCTAAAGTATGTTCATCTTCAGTTGTTATTTCTAATATACCTGTGTTGTTATTGTATGCTGCAGTTGTAATACCATTTGCAGATGATGAATATGCAACACCTACAACTGATGTAATCATACCAGCACTTGAACCTGCACCAACCTGTAGTTTGACTTTTGCAGGAACTAAAGGAGCATATCCAAGTCCTCCAGTTGATCCAAGAGATACAATCACTCCTCCTCTTGGTAATTCATTTTGATTGATATCAGTATCACTCTTAATCAGTGCACCATCAGTAATTGTTGTAATACCTGAAAACTCAAGTGTAGTTGTGCTACCACTATCAATAATCTTATAATTTTGATTTGGATTATTTGCAGTGGATGGTGTTTGGAAGATGTTATTTACAAATAATAAACCATTTCTTGCTAACTGTCCTGCACCTGTAGTATTAATACCTCCAGATTTTAATGTAAATACTGAAGCAATGCCTGTAAATTGATTTGATATATCATCATAGACTTTGTTTGTACTATAATCATTTCTGAAGTATACTCTACCATTAAAATCAGACTTTGCAGGAGGTAGTCCAGACTCATCTAAATCCTGTCTTATGTCACCTTTTGGTGCGTCTGTAAAGAATAATTTACCATCCTTAATATTATATGATCCTTTGAATAAAATTACAGATGATGTGTCTGTGTGAGTCGCCTTTTCAGTTCCAACAGCACCTCTCTTCACCTGTACAATAGGAATAGAACCAGTGCCAGAAATCGGTCCGACATTTGTAGTTCCAAGACCCACATTAGTAACTTCTAAAATCTCATTATCAACTTTTATTAAATCAGTGATATTTAAATCTGCAATAGAATCCAATCTGAATATTGACTGTCCTATTCCTATTGATCCACCATTTCCTGAGAGTGTGAATGTTAAATTTGATCTTGCGATTGGACTTTGAACAATTCCATCTAACGATATTACCGCTTTTGTAAGAGCCTTACTCATCTCAAATTGATGAGTATTACCCTCCCCTGCATCTGTAAATGTTACTGCTGATCCATCTCTACTTGTAGATATTTGGAATGTATTATTATCATTAGCAGCAACAACAGCAAATACAGTTGTTGGTAATTGATCTGTGTTTCCTGATGATGGTTTGTACATCATCGCAGTTGATCCTACACCAACAAATGATGATTTTGGTGTATATACTAATTCTTCTTGATTTCTGAAGTTATGATTTGCAATAGTAAATGTTCCTGTTGAAAAACTTACAATTCCACTATTTGATGGATCAAAGGATTGTGCAAAAATTGGGAATCCGTTATTTTTAAGTTTGAATGATCGATTATTAACTCGAACACCATCAATCGCATTATATTGTTTATAACTATATGACTGTGTAATTTTACCAAAAGTTAAATCGTTTGGTTCATTTGGTTCACCGTCTAATGTTAATTCATCAAACTGACGGTAGAATACCTCATTTAAACTCTTAATTGTTGTCACTCCTGTAGTATTATCAGGATGGAAATCTAAAAGAATATTATTTCCTGAAAATCTTGATACAAATGTACCAAGACCAATTGCATTATCGTAAGCAGAGGAACCAGTATTATCACCTACAGATAAGAATTGTGACTGTACAATATGAGATGTATTTTGATCATGTAATAATAATACCTGATGTAATGCCTCAGAAGTTCCAGTTCCAACATGAACAGTAGATTTTAATGCTGTAAATCTATCTTTTTCAAATGTTGCCACATTGCGAGCAGTGCCTGTTCCTTGATTAAAGTTTGAAGCAACAAGAGCAGTTCTTTCACTTCCGTCTGATTGACCAGATGCTTTGAATCTGTAAGATGAAATTCCTGATGATGTAGGTCCAAATGATAATATTTTAGATCTGACTTTTAAGTTATTATCTGATACGTTATTTACATTTACAGATAAGACACCACCTGATATGTCTGGACTAATAGTTGCTGTTGATAATCCAAAACTTAGACTTCCAAAACTGGTGTCAAATATTTGTTGGGATTTGAACGTGTCAGTTCCGTTATGAGTAATAAATGTTTCAACATATTCAACATCACTTGTAATTTGATCGATAATTTGAGATTGAACAAATAAACTGTCAACGTTTGTAGTTGATATGTTAGAAATAATACTTTCAGTAATTCCAGCAACGCCAGGTGTCGTGCCTACACCAATTACTGAACTACTAATATCAATTAAACCAAATGAACTTGTACCAATACCAGTTAGTGTTGAATTGAATTTATTTTCAATGATCTTCAAATCATAGTCATTTTGGAATTTGTTTGCATCAGTTGGTCTAAATTTTAAAAATGTTTTTGTAGTTCCGTCTGATAATTCATTTGTTGACAATTCAAAATTCGCAAAATTTTCATCTGCTAAGTGAGTTATAGTTGCTCCAGCACCACTTATAGGACGTACATTATAATCTTTGAGGAGAGATAATTTATTCAATACTGATGCATCTTGATTATTGTTTAAAATTACTAATTCAGATAATGAAATTTGATTTCCATCTAAATTATTTGCCATCACCAATAGACTATTGAAACTATCAACAGGATTGATTTGGGTTACATCTATCTCAGTTGTAGGTTCACCATCAACACTTGAGAATTTTGAACTTATATCATCGATCAATATAACGTCATTTGTATCAGATTCAGTGAAATCAGTTAATCTTGTATTTTTTAATTGTATAAACTTAGATTTAGTAGTATCTACTTCACCAGCATCTTCACTTGTATTTGTTTGTAAACCTACAAATGTGTCTCTTCCTTGATCAAAATTAAATAATGTATCAACTCTTAACTGTTCAATAACATCACGAGTGATTACAGTTTGATCGCTTGTTGTGATATCTACTTGAGTTGTGGAAGTGATTCCTGTATCTGCAAAATTCTTAGTACCTACAGTATGAACTAAGTTGTTAACTGGACTTTCAAGTTTACTCCATTCGATTGGACTCTTGATTGAATAAGATAAATTTTGATAGTAATCATTATTTGCTATAACTTGATTATCTTCATTTAATTTTCCTGTATTTGATTCCCAACCAAAATCTCTAACTAATGAGTAACTAATTACAAAGTCTCCTTGATTATTCGTAATCTTTTCAATTCGACCTCTATTCTTTGATTTTTTACCTACGATTATATCATTTTCTTGTAAATCAAATAGACCAATAACTTTAACAAAACTATCTTGGAAGTTTTCAACAACTGTCAAATCTCTTTCAAAGTTATTGACTAATAATTTTTCACCAACTGTGAATAGTGATCGTTCAAGGTTTAATTTGAATTGTGGATATACATCTGCATTCGTAATTACACCAAATGATGATTGAATTGTTTGAGCAAGTCCTACATTTGTTGTGTATTGTGAAACATCAACTGTGATTTTATCAAATACTCCTGATGTATCATAGTTCGTAACAGGTAAGAAATTGAATCCATAATCTGATGAATTAAATCCAGATCCAGCAGTACCTACTCTTACAATACCCTCAACAAATACAGAGTCACCTGATTTGAATGGATTTACAGGATAACCACCTGCTGGTTTCGTGATTGATATTACATATGTTGATATACCTGCATTTGCATCAACTTTTTGAATGCTAATACCATTTGTATTATTTGTTGTGACTAATTTAATTTCACCCTTCGATAATCCTGATGGTGAAGATATCACATCTACAGTGTTAATTGATGAACCATTTAAAGTTGCACTTAGTAATCCATCAACAGACTGTCCACTATCAGTGTCAACCGCGAGTAGAGTTGGAGCCTTTGTAAATCCACTACCACCATCAATAACTTCTACACTGGAGATCGCATCTGATCCTGTTAACTCAATAAATTTAGGTATGAGTGCTTCTGGTTGTAATGTCTTATCAGATGAATATTCAAAACCTTCATTTATAACTCTGGTTTTCTTAATATTACCAATCGTTGTGGATCTTGGGATAATTATCGCATCTTGAGTAGTTGTAGTTCCTACACCAACAAATGATGGTAATTTTTTGTAATTAAAACCACCAGAAACTAAATCAACTGAATTAATTGATCCTGTAGCAAGTCCAGATGTCGTATTATACTCAAGGAAATCACATTGTGTTGAAAGATAGAATGTTTTCTCAGGAATCTTGTTAACATCAATTGTAAATGAACTTACTCCAACGTTTGAAATCGTATAATCACCATCAAAAATACTATCAACATATTCAATTTCAGAATAACTCTGAACATCTACGTCTGCAGTTAGAGCGATTCCAACTTTTTCAAGATTATAATATAATTTTTCAGGTAGACTTACTCCATAACCAATCGTAAATTTAGAATTAGTTGTTCCCTCAGTCACTATGCCAACAGGAGTATTAAATCCAGTGGTTGATGATGTTGAGACAAATTCATTTTCAAACTTATTATCATAATAAACCTTAAATTTATGATTTAAAAGTGAAATGTCTGATAAATTGAATACTAAATCGTTATTCTTAATTGGTTTAAGTGAAGGATTTACTTTTGATAGTTGATGAACTGTAGTGATTCCTGCAGCAGCAGTAATATCAATCTCTTTTGGTGGATTACTGATTGCATTTTGATATGTTTGACATAATTTAAATGTATTATCATCGATCACACTTACATAATACGAACTATTTCCAAGACCCACAGCATAATGAGTCGAATAGTAAATAATTTTATCACCAGTCGTTAAATTGTGATTTTTAAGTGTAATTTCATTTGCTCCAGTAGTATCATTAAACAACTTAATGCCTGTTGTAAGACCTTCTACGGGGTCGATAAGTATTTTATTTGTGGTTGTATCCCTTCTGACGTTTACCTCTGTTAGAGTCCCGATACCGGCACTTACATTAGGTTTTACAGTAAGAGATATATCATCACCATCTTTTAGATTATGAATATTTGACGCTAAAGAAACAGTTGTTTTGACGTTCGAAACATTTACCTTTTCTTGTACAAAATTACTTTCAAAGAAGTATAGATCACTATCAATATTTCCATCACCACCAACAGTCCCTCTGAAGAATACTTCTTCTAATTGATTACCGTTATGATCAGTTCCAATACCTGTCTTAATACCTATAACATTTGAATTTTTTCTAACAGCAAAAACTTCTGAGGGGAGAGTGAAAGTTCCACCGGTGGGAGATGTTGAAATTGCTATGTTTGTTGAAGTAGCAGTAGGTAAATTGACACTAATTTTTTGATTTGTTCTAAATGGATGATTCTCTAAGTAAATTCCTTGTTGAGGTATTGTATTTGTTCTTGATTCATCTCCAAATCCATAAGTTACACTTGTCGTAATGCCTGAAACAATACCAAAACCGATTGTTTTTGATGGATTGAAGAAAAACTTATTATTTACTTTAGAGTTAAAATCTGGAATTGATTTATTAATCGTAAATGAATCAGGAATTATGTAAAGAGGTGTTGATGCAGTATGAGCAATCGCTGGTAAACTTCTTTGAACTGTTAGAATCTTATCACCAGCATAAATGTTTAATATTTTTAATGTTTCAGTACCGATTCCAATGCTATTACCTACAGATACATTTTCAGGTAATTCAGAAATATAAATTTCAGTTGTCGCAGTTCCAGCAGATATAGTTGATATCGCAACTGCAGTTAGAGATGAAACACCAACAGTATATGTGCCATTTACCGCTGTTAATGATGATGTTAATCCTGATACAATAACTTGATCTTTATTATTTAAATTATGATTATCAGGGGGTGTAATTCTTAAAGTTTTGTTATCTAATTTTGTTATGACAGAGTTATTATATGTAAGAACATCCGATGTCACTGAATTGATACCAACGCCTTTTACAGATTTAACTCTTGCAATAATACCACCACCCTCAGTATCTGTATTATCAAAATTTAATACCTCACCAACTTTATGATTTGTACCACCATTTACGATTTGTAAACTTTGAACACTTCCACCCTCAACAGTTAGTATTTCTGAAAGTTGAGTTGTAATTTCATTTGTTTCAGTTAAAGAATCTGTACCAGCATTTTCATCTGAAACTTTGTAAGGGAACGTATTTCTTCTTAAATCAGAATTTTCAAAATCAAATGACTGATTAATCACATAATTATCAGATTCAACTTTTGATCTAAACTTATTACCTATAAAATATGGGAATGTAGGAACATCACTACTAACAGTTGCATGATAAGCGTAAACTCCTTTAGGATAATCATTATTGATTTCAAATCTACCATTATGTTCATCTAAGTCTCCACCACCTGTGTATTGAAAATCTTCGACAAAAAATCCATCAGGAAATACACTTGTGCTTGGTCTATTTTCTATTATACTTGAATTTAACGTATAACTTGACTGAAGTAATTTAATATCATTTGTCTTTTTCTCAGGATCAGTAAATCCATAAGGACCATAGATTGGATTACCATCATAAGCCCAACCGATAATTGATGATACATCAGATCCATCATCTTGAAAGGGTGAAGTAGAATATCCACATACAACATTTTGTAGAGATCCTAAATTTTCTTCTAAACAATTTATTCTGCTACCATACTTCTCAGAATTATTAACATTTAAAGATCTAACATTCGCTGCTAATACTCCATTCTGTCCTGCAGGTATAACACGAACAACAGTTGAATCTGCAGAATAACCGATACCTGATCTGATTATAACAACATTATCAATTTTTCCATTCAACTCTCCTGTGCTTGTTTTACCAAGAACTGCCTTTAATCTTGCACCATTACCTAAACCTGATGTATCAATGACTTCTAAGGAAGGTGTTGAGAAGTACTCAGTTCCTGCTGCAGAAACAGATACTGATGATATTCCTGTAGTTGATGGATCAATAAAAATGCTAATCGCTGCATTCTTACCATTCTTGATATTGAGGTTTGGTTTTCTTTCAAAATTTAAGATTTGAGATCCATATCCTGTCCCTTTGTTTGTTAATAAAAGATCATCAATTTCACCTCTAACAACAGGGGTTATGAGTTCTGTTGTCTTCGCACCACCAACCTGAATATATTCAATACTTGCTTTTATATCAGGATATTTAAATGTTTGAGTTCCGATTCCTGCTGTTGTGAAACTTACAAAATTACTTTGTTCAAAATTAGTTGAATCTGTTCCACCAAGACCTGCATTTGCCAGTCCAAATTCATTTTCATTTATTTTTAAAATTTTATATTGTAGATTTGTATCTAAACCATCTATAACAGTTCCTGTAGTCGAATAGACAATATTATCTCCATCACTAAAACCATGATTTTCAAATGTAACAGAGTTGAAAAATGTTGATATACCTGCAGTTGATATACTTAATGTTCGATTTGAATAATTACTTCCACTGTTTAATATTTTTAAGTCTAAAATTGTGTCTTGTGGACTTCCTACAATCAGTTTTTGTGTTCCATTTCTTTCACTAAGTCCGATCGTATTAATTCCTGATAAAGCATCATTTTGAGTAAAATGCAATTTAATAGTTTGACTATTTACAATTGATACAAAATATGTTTCATTTGATACAAGTGTTGACGTGTTTGTGCCAATTCCTGTACCGTTCTGTGAATTATAGATTACACTTTCTGCTGAAAAGAAGTTATGAGGACCGGCAAAAGTGATTGTATTATTCACAGCACTGATACCAATACCAGTTACAGTGTTAATACCAGATGCGATAAATTGCAATTCTCTTGATCTTTTTCCAATTACAGGAGCAATCACAGCACCAGACCCATTTCCACCAGTAATACCAATCGATACAACTTTTTCAACACCAAAATCTTGTGGATCTACAAAAGCATCAACTAAACTTCCTTTGATTACAGGTTGTATAACTGCACCAGAACCACTGCCAGTTGAAACACCTATCTGCGGAGGGTTAATTACATCATAACCAGTTCCTGATGATATTATATTAACTTGACTTAGAGGACCGAAAAATACCTTATCATTTGTTTTATAATTAAATATTTCAACACCATTAATTAAAATTCCTGTTGTGCCAGGTATTGTTTCACTGACTCCTCCATTTTTTAAGTTAGGAGTAAGAGGAAACTTCTTTAATAATTTACGAGGTTTAATTAAATTTGATCTTTGTGAGAACAATGTGAATGAATGCACATCACCAGCAACAGGTTCACCAAATTCAACTGCTGTTCCACTATCAATAAATGATCTTGAAGAATATAATTTAATTAATTGACCACTATCATCAAATATTTCAACATAATATAATCCAGTTGATAAACCCTCTAATTCAGTGCCTGAAGATTGATAAAATACAGCATCTCCAGTTCTCAATACCTTCACAAGATCAGTTTCATTAACCTTAATCTGAGAATATAATTGAGTGGTTGCATCTTGATTTTCAACACTACTTAGAGTTAATTTATTAATTTTAGTGCTAATATTTTCAAAGAATTTAGTGTTTGGTATACTTGAATTTACAGCAGAAGGTAATGAGTTTGATGCAGCATATCCATTTTCTTTGTCAAAGTAAATATTACTAATATCTGATGTAATATCACCATCAATCGGTACAAAATTACTTGACGCTTTGTTTAATTTTTTTCTTAATTTGTAATCAAATGCAGTGTTAATACCTGTAAAATTACCAAGCGTTACACTCTTTGATCCTTTAACTACATCTCCCTGAACGAAAGGAGCACTACTTGTGGATGTTGGATACACAACTAAACTCGGATCATCAATATTAACTAACTCGACAAAATCTCCTTTCTTTAAACTTGATCGATCTAACTCACTTTTAAGATTAACAACTGATCCATTAATACTTTCAACATCATATGATGCAGATGTATTATAGATCCAAGAGTTTGCAAAAACCTCTTTTGTAGTTTTTGTATCAGGATTTTTAATATTCTGTCCAATATTTTTAACTTTTATTATATCTCCTTCCGATACAATTACATTTTCTGAAAGTTGTCTAAAACCTGCTAAAATACCAGTAATTCGAAATTCAACCTTTTTATCTTCATCTCCATCTTCAAAACCAAAATATATTTCATCAGAATAAATGTTTGTTGTAGGAAGTATTGAAGAGGTAATTCCTGTGCAACCCAAAAACTGATTAATAGTTTTATCTGCATAGGATATAGTATTAATACCAGATATAATTTTACCAGTTGTGCTAAATCCAATTGTAGAGTCAACACTTATTGTTGATGATCCAACTGATATGCTGTCTACAGTTTTAGTATTTGGAGTTATCTTAAAATTACCTTCAACTAATGAAGTTCCATCATATCCAATAAACAATGAAAACTTGAAATATCTTTTTCCATCTCTGAAAAATGGTTCAACTTCAGAAACTGATGCTTGTGTTTTTGGATCATTTAATTTTTGAATCTTTTTAATTGTTTGACCAACTAATCCTAAAGGATTTCCACTTAGAACCTCAACTATAACAACTTCTCTTCTTAAATATTCTGCAGCAGAGGGTTTGATTAATAATTCTTCTAAATTAACAATCTTTGGATCAACACCATATAATACTCTGAATAAAGTTTCGATTGCAGCATCTGTTCCTTTTGTCTCATAGAAAGATTTAATTTCTTTTAGAAAATTACCAACTTTTAGATTTTTATCAAAATTTAATTGTTCAAAACCAGGTGCAAATGTAGATTTAAACTTATTATAAAACTCTTTTAAAAATAGTGTGCTTAAATTTTGTACATTTGAACCAGCAGTATGTACACCTGCATTTGAAGTTGAAAATACTAACTCTTCTTGATTTAAATCTGTATGATAACTTGTGATACCACTAAATCCACGAGTTAGACCTGTAAATGTATTTGTAGTTAAACCTGTATAGGTAATGATTTCATTATCAATTTTGAGCAAACCATACTTATTTGGAAATCCTTTTGTACTTGATACAGTGACTGTATCAAGTTCTTGTGTTCCGATACCAACAGATAAAGAGGTTGTGTCGGTTACAACCTCTGGGGTTAGATTATCAAGATCAAGATACTGATCTAAATTTTCTGCAATATCAACTACACCACCCTGATATTCCTGTGAAATGTAATATTGCTTTAAAAAATCGAC